ACGTCGCCAACCATGAAGAGGGGCGCGGGCGGCACTCCCTCAATGCCCGACTTCGACATGCCGTAGACAGTCTTGGGATTGCCGTCTGGCAACTCCAGTGCCGGGTCCATCACACCCCCCAAATGAAAGCGAGCGTGCCGACGAACAGCGCCACCATACAGATAACGAGGATTGCGACCATCGCCTTATCCAGCCGGCCAAGCGAAAGCCAATTGCTGGGGCGAATCTTTTCCTCGATTGCCACCAGCACGAAGGCCAGCGCGCCCAGTACGATGATCGTCGAGAATGCAATCTGTGCGATAATCATGTTAGACTCCTGTGCTACCAAGCCCGCCTTCACCGCGAGCCGTTGTTGTGAGATCGATAACTTCTTCAACCGGAAGATGAGTGACCGGCATAATCATAAGCTGCGCGATCCGCATGCCCGGTTCCACCAGCGTATAGGATTCGCTGGGCCACTGAGGCGTGTAAGGTAGGCGCCCCAAGATCACCTTCAGTTCACCCCGATAGTCCTCGTCGATGACACCCGGCGCGTTCAGCACGAAGATGCCATACTTCGAGGCGAGACCAGAGCGGGAGCAGACCAGTCCAACGTAACCGGGCGGCAACTCGATGGCGATACCTGTGCCAATGACCTTGAAGGTCCGCATGTCATCGATGCAGATAGTATCGCTGGCAAACAGATCGTAGCAGGCTGCGCCAGACGTAGCCCGCATGGGCAGGTGTGCGTCAGGCTTCAGCTTCTTGAACTTCACGGTCGGCTGCATGGCGTCTCCCATCATATGCCTAGCCACTGGCATTCTTTGTACTTGCCAATCGGCATATCGTCAAGCGAATAAATGCTTAGGGCTTTTTTATGTGAGGCCGTCTTCGCATTCTTGTAGATCTGTAGGTAGGACAACTTCACATCTTTATGGATGGCTGCTACCACGGGACCGTAGAATTGCATGAGTTTCTGCCTGACGGGCCGCATCCACGACAGCTTGATCTCGACGATGCAAAGGTGGTCGTCGGCCAACCACAACAGAGCATCGGGCTGACAGATGCCGCTGCGCTTTGGCGTCTTGTAGTACAGCCAAGGCGAAGGCTCGACCCTTCCGTAAATGGAAGTCAGCTTCTTGAGAACTGCTTTCTCGAATGAGATGCCCGCTTGCTGGGCGGCAGACCGCTTCGTCTTCTGGAACTCGGGAACGAAGTCAGCATACCGCCCCTCGACGGGGGAGCCCAGCCGTATTGGGGCCGGGCGTTTACTTCCGTAGTACATCAGTCCGGATCAGGCAGATACCGCTGGAAGCCATTCTCCAGCATGCGAAGCGTCAGCGCAAACTCCGCAACATCAATCGGCGTCGTCAGCATATGGAAGGACATGTCGCCTTCGGTCTGTTCCTTGCAGGCAACGCCGCACACGATGCTCTTGATGTTGTCCTTGTTGTCCAGCAGGAAGGACGCGACGTAGGCAATCGAGTGTTCCAGTTCCGTCATCTCTTCGGACGGCGGCAGGAGAGGTTCCACCTTCAGAGAGGGGTTCTTGAAGGAAACGATCTTATCGGTCGGTGACATAACGGGTCCTTGCGTTGTCTACGTTCTGCACGATGTTGGTACGGATCACATGGATGCTGGTACCGTTGGAGGGGTCGATGCCCCGCTCCAGCCACGCCTTCACCACGAAGCCCCGCTTCAACCACCAGTTCTTGATGTCGGACATCAGCTTGTAGTTGGCTGCCTTGTCCGACAAGTAATCATGCTTTGCCATTTGGCCTCCACTTCTTCAGGCCATCCGGATTCCCTGGCCCAGCCTTCAGCCAGTTGTACCCCACTTCGACATCAAATGGAATAATAATCTCACGCGATATTCCCTTAATGTCAGTGATGGGGAAGGGGAAGCGCAGGCACTCCAGCACTTGAGGCAACAGTTCGTCGGCCTTGTCGATGCGGACTTGGCCCAGCACAGCATCGTGTAGGTTCAGAAGGATCTGCACATCGGAGCCCGGCTTGCCCTCGAACTTCTCCCACAGATTGTAGATGCCGATGTTCATCAGCACGCCCACGCAATGCTGGGGCACGAAGGCAATCGCCTCCCGCAGAGTGGCATCATCCCAGCGCCGGTTCCAGAAGTTGCGCCTGATACCGAACGGTGTAATCAGGTGGCCCTTGGTCTGCAACTGCTTGGCTACCCACACATGCCAGTCGCTGATGCCGGGGAACCTCCTGAAGTACTGGTTCTGGAAAGCCTCGGCTACCGCAGTCTCGACCTTCATCTGCTGGGCCAGCGTGTACGGCTTGCCATAATAGTTGCTGCCGTGTGCGCCCTTCTTCGTGATGTCCCGGTACGAGTAGCCCCGATAGTACTCGCGCTCCGCCAGTTCCCGATCTGGCGGAAAGCCGAACACCATACTGGCCACCATCGTATGGGAGTCGCCACCTTCGACGGCTGCGATGTAGTTCTCATCGCCCGACAGGTAGGCCACGATGCGAGCCTCGGCACCCTGCTGGTCCGAGTAGAACATCATGTAGCCGGGGTCAGCCGTGAAGCAGCAGCGGGCCTCCTTCGGAATGTTCTGAAGGTTGCTGCCGATCCGGAAGGGATGCTCACTGGATGAGAGGCGGAAGGTCTCGGTGCCCGCAATGTTAAAGGATGCGTGGAAGCGATTGCTGGGCGACAGCTTCTTCGAGAGGAACTCGATCTGCTTCTCAAGGTCGCGGATGCGGAGGATGTGGTTGGCGAAGAAGGCACCCCGCGTATAGTTGGCAGCGATGCGTTCGAGGATTTCCCGGTCGGTGCCGACCTTCGTCTCGCCCTTCTTGGACTTGGTCTGCTCGGGAATGGCAAGCAGCGTGTAGAACAAGTAGATGAGTTGGGGCGTGGAGTTGTGGTTGACAGTCGTGCCCCACAGCGCCTCGCACACATAGTCGAAGTTGGCCTGTACCTTGTTGGCGCGGGCACGCAACCCGGCGACTAGGCCATCCCGCTTGACCGTATCTATCTGGACGCCGCGCCTCATCATGGTGAGGATCGGACCCAACATCAGTTCGCTGTATTCGTGGGTGGTCTTGGCCCACGCAGGAAGAAGGCCCTCATCATAGATTTCCTTGAGGGCCATCGTCTGCATCGTGTCGAGGGAGTTGTAGACGATCTCCTGATTAGCAGGAGTTGGCGTCATGTCCGTGATTGTTCGCACTGACGTTACCTTTCAAGAAGGCGTCCCGCATACGAGACAGGATGTGCAGCGTCAAGGGTGGACCCTCATACGCTTTGAAGAAGGTGCGTACTCTGGACGGATCAATGTCGGCAGCCAGACACACCTCATCGAAGTTCTGTGCCGTGGTACCGTACTCGACCGTAAGCCAGGCTCGGGCCTGTCGCTTGTGGGCTGCGGCTGCCGGTGACTGGGGAGCAGCCGTCGCATCTATCAGCGCCTGAATTATGACGCTGGCCCACAGGCGTCGCAGAGACGCATCATCTTCGCTCATATTAGTTAGGCTGCTCCGCAAACGCCATTTCGTGCTGGGCATCTTCCGTAGCAGTGGTCAGGTCGGTAAGCACGAACACATAGAACTCCTCGATGTCCTTGCCCGACGCCTTCTCAAGCTCCCTGTACAAAGCCTTGCCCGCATTGTCGTCACCTTCGATAATGCGACGACGAAGCCAGTCAGCGAGGATCTGTTCCATCCGGTAGCGTGCCCCATTTGTGAGGCCTTCGGCATCAAAGTTGAGGCGGAGCGATACTGCGATTTCCTTCATAGCCATTCTCCTACGAGGGGCGTCAATCGACGGACCCGCTCTTATTGAAGTCCTTCTTGGCCTTCGTTCGCAGATGCTTCCATGCGCGGGTCGGAATGTGGAGGGAAGCCAGGAAGCCCAGCGACTTCTCCCATTCCGGTTGCCACGCATGGTGCCGAAGCATCGTGTCGAAGATGTGGCCTTTGGGTCGTATACTATAAGCGTCGAGGTACGTCAAGTCATACGTTGCGTTGTGGAAACCCCACGCCAAATCCTTCCGGTCAGCGAGGAAGCGGAGCCACAGCCAGATGTCTAGCTCGTCCTGCTCGGACCACTGCGACCAGTAGTTCCTATCCTCTAGCTGGACATAGAGGCAGCAGGACGACGAGGTTGCCACGGAGAACTCCGTGATCCGGCAAGACTTGTTCGTCTCGACGTCGAAGACGATCTCATCCCCGATGTGCTGGGTCGAGAACGCATACAGGTCAGCAATGTTGTCGGGCAGGTAGATCGTGCGCGGCTTGTCCACGAACCGCTGCTTCGCCTTCCGCATAGCCGACACCACAACGGGTCGCTCGTTCCACGCCATGCGCGCGTACAGGGAGGGCGCGTAGGTCGGCACCACTTGGAGGCCCTCCACCAGCGGGCTGTCAACGTGGGTGCCACGGAAGGTGTCGATCTTGTACTCGCCAGTCAGGCAGAACATGGCGTGCGCGCCCAGCGTCAGCACTACGTCGTAGCCCTTCAGCTTCTGGACCAGCTTGTCGCGGCAAGACTTAGCAAAGGGTAGCAGTTCACCACCGACCTTGCCGCCCACGAACAGGGTGCCCCACTTCTGCACGTAAGCGGGGTGCGCGAACGTAATCAGGTCAGGCTTGAAGTCGGCCAGCTTCATCAGTTCGCTGGTGACTTGCCACTCCCACTCCGACATGACGCCACCGGCAGCAGCATCGACGGAGGGCCAATCAACTACTAGGGCGATCTTCACGGGGAAGCTCCATCTGCGTGGGCTGGATCACAACGAACGGGCTGTGCCGCTCGGGCTTCGGCATCTCAGTGCCATGCTCTTGACGCCACCGTTCCCGCTCGATCTCCAGCTTGGCAGAGGGGCTGTAGTTCCTACACATGTTAGCGTTCCCTGTAGAAGATGATGTTGCCTATCCTAGCAGTCCGCTCCAAGTGGGGCCAGCGCCGAACGCTTGTGTCATGGAAGAAGATTGCCCCTTCCACCAGATCGGGATGATCGAAGACCGCAAGGTAGGCTGCGTAGTTGGCGATCTCCCATGCACGTTGGTCGCGGGGACGACGGGCCGCGTTAGTGCAGACCCATGTGAACTGGCAGGTGCCCGCGTTCCGCTGGTAGACGACGGCACAGAGGGTGTTGCCGAAGCGCCCATCCTCCGCCCTGTTGATGACGACCTGGGCCACAGCAACCTGCGCGTTGAAGGGCTGGCCCCTCGCTTCCCAATAGACTGCTTGCGCTAGACACCGCATCTCCCGCAGCGGGTCAGCAGCCTTCGCCGCAGCCGGAAGCAACGACGCCAGCAATGCCAGCGCCGCCAAGCCCCACCTCACCGGCCCTCTCCCGCATCATGGTCGTCGTCGTCCCAGACGCCGAACACGAACATGCAGACGACTACCACAGTCACCAGCACGAACAGTCCTTCGTACCACATCACGGCTTCGCTCCTTTCATAAGAATGGCCACCATGCCATCCGCTGCTATTGAATATCCAGCCTCGCGTAGCGCCTCTTCCGCCGTCTTAACTGCGGCCCGCAGCCGGGCGATCTCTTGAAGCGCAGCCTGGAAGTCTTCGATGGACAGGGCAGGGGGCTCGCCCGCCGCCACAAGGATCTCGGTCACGCGCTGCCGCAATTCATAAGACGGGGTTGACTCGGTGTGGAAGACTTCGAGGATCACAGCGACATCTCCTAGACAAGGGAAAGGGGCAGACCGAAGTCCACCCCTCCCCTGCCCTACTTGTTAGCGGATACTCACGCCGCCTTCCTCTTGTTGTTGTTGTACCAATCCACCGAGTAGTAGCTGTCCACCTTCAGGCGCGGCGTGTTCAGCGGGGTGCCGTCCCGGTTGGCAGTCTCATGCGAGATCTTCACCACCACATCGTTGCCCGGCAGGATGTCCGCCGTGTCACGGATGGTTTCGCCCACCACATCAGGGGAGATACGCGCAAGGCGTTCCTGCACGTAACCGATGGTCTTCTCAGTAATCCACTGCGTGTCACGGAGGCGGCACTTCGCCAGCTCCACACCCTCCATGTCTTCGTTGTGCATGGGCTCGACCATCGTGTAGGTCAGCTCGATACCCTGCGTACCGGAGTTCGCCTTGACGAACTTGACGGACTGCACCGTCACCAGATAGTCGCCCGCCGGAGCCTGCCGGAAAGCCGGGCGCTCGGAAGCGGTGTTCTCAATGACGGTATCGAAAAGGTCAGCCACTTGTCTTCTCCACTTGGGTTTGTCACTACGGGGTGACGGGGATATAGATACATCTGGAGCGCGTCCCCGTCAAGCACTATCTCCAGAAATCTTACTTCATCTTCAGGTCAGCACCATTGCCTGTGTACACATGAGCATAGATTAGCTCCTGCTCGACCTGCTGGAAAAAAGATTCCAAGCTGGGCTTACGAGATTCCGGGTAGCCTTTCTCTCCGTACAAGTCTCCGATACGAAGAGGCCCGCCCTTAAGCCGTAGCTCTTTTGATACGAAGTATTTCTTCCCACCGGGCAAGCGCATGTTAGTGGCTCCCGGTCAGGCGGTCAAGCATGGAGGCGAGGTCGAAGTCCTCGGCCTGCTTGATGAGGTTGGGCGCGGAGGTACGGAGCGAAGCCTTGTCGGTGGCCCCGGTCTTGAAGGAACGCTTGCCATCCCGTCCGACTTCGAGGTGCCAGATGTCAGAGAAGTAAGTCTGCATCTTCTTCGAGAACTTCTCCCCGATGCCGACCGGAATGTCACGGGCCTTGCCCACGATCTTCCCTTGGTCGTCCTTCTCGCCGGTCTGCATCAGGTGCGTCAGCACGATGACGGAAGCACCCACCTTGGGTCCGGTCAGGTGATCGAGGATCGCACCGTAGTAGCGGCCCGCCACATTGTAGAGCGAGCGCAGGTCACGCTTCGTCTCAGGGTCTTCATGCGCGGCCAGCAACAGCATCTCACCAAGGAAGGTGCCGCTGTCGATCACGATGACGTCCTTGGCAGTCAGACCCAGCACCGGGCCAAGGTCTTCGGTCGGCGTCTTCCAATGTTCCAGCAGCTTGCAGAACTGGCGCATGGAATCGACGGCCTGCTTCGGAGCGATGGAGGTGCCCGCGAACAGGTTGGTGTTGGTGATCTTCGCCACCGCATAGGTGTTGATGTAGACGTCGGCAGCGCCCGGCTTCAGGTAGGAACCGATGACGCGGCTGTTGCTGTCGAAGTCATGGATCAGCAGGCGGTAGCCAGAGTTGGCAAGCTGGGCCAGCGCCCCCGTCTTACCGGAAGCGGGCTCGCCGCAGATCAGGATGCGAGGCGGAATCTTTGTGGCTTCGAACTTAGGCACTGAAGAGAGTCTCCTCTACGGAAGGGATACGATTGTTACGTGGATCTGTTTGCCATTGCGGACACAGGTGCGCCACCTGACACCAGTCTTGGCATCGCACAGCTTCACCT